GTCTCCCAGCGGCGGTGGAAAAATCAGGGATCGGGGGCTATGGTCACCCGTCCCAGCTCGTCCACCTTGTACCGCTTCTCCGTTCCGGAGTGCTCGGCCCCGTGGCAGTCTCTGCACAGGGCCTCAAGGTTCTCGAAGCTCAGCGTGATCTTCGGATCATTGATCTTCTCCGGTGTGATATACACCTTGTGGTGCACGATGACCGCCGGCGTGACCAGCCCCTTAGCCAGGCATCGCTCGCACAGCCCGCCCACCTTCCTCAGGTATGCGTCCCGGCAGTGCTGCCATGTCTTGCTCTTGTAGAATCCCTTCGCGTAGTCTTTCATTTGCTCCAATCAAAAAGGCGCCCATCTGGACGCCTTAGGGAAAATGTGACTGAGGCCTATCGCCGTCAGCTTTACACCTTACAGTCTACCACGTAGGTACATGATATTCTATGATGTGATCTTCGCCGTTCGCCCGATTTCCCATTTGTCAATCGTGATCCTGTACGGCATCGAGACCCCGACCCCGCTCGTGTGCGGAAGCACCTCGAGCACCAGATAGGTCGGCCACTCCTTGAGGATCCTGACCGGCACCGGCCCTTCGAACGGGTAACAGTGGTAGCCGTCGCACCCTGTGATCGTCAGTCGCATAGGCCCCTCCCGTCTATCTCGTTCATCGCGTCCACGCCTACGTGCAGAAGGTAGCCTTCGGAGTAGTGCAGTTCTTCCGCGATCTCTCGCGTCGTCTGCCCTTTGATGTACCGCCGAGCCAGGTATTCCCCGCGGAGCCCGCCGAGCTTCTCCACGACCACGGTGGCCTTGACAAGGTGCGCCCTGTAGGACTCCTGCACCAGCCGCTCCTTCTCCTCCAGCTCGAGGATCCGCGCCACCACCTTCTCTGCGGCGGTCTCGCTGGTCGGCGATGTCTGCACCCTGTCGAGGCTGTAATCCATCGAGTGATAGCCAGAGTCTGCCCGGAGTGATTCAATCAGCAGACGGACGCTCCTAAGCTCTCGCCGGTCCGCCATCAGTTGGTTGAATAGTTCCCTTGCATCGTTCACAGTAATGATTCCCTTCCTTCGTCACCTTCCACTTGTTCTTCTTCATCACGTTCAAAGCGTCGTCCGGCTCTTCGAACCTCCCGGTCATCCAGGTGCCGCACTTGTCGCAGATCCCCTTGTAGTGCGGCATCATGTTCACGCAGATCCTCGCTATCATCTCCACCTCCCGGATCCATGAGCGCCCCGTAGAGGATGAGGATCCAGAAGACCCCCATCGCCACGAGCCACCCGATCATCGCTCCGTCCATGCGTCCTCCTTAGTTGAACGGCAGACCGTCCATCGCGTCCACCGGCTGCCAGTCGTGCGTCTCCTCGGTCTTCGCGTCCGCCCGACCATCGCTGGCTGCCTTGCTCTCGGCGAACTCGATCGAGTCAGCGATAAAGGAGAAGCCGTAGACCTTCTGGCCGTCCCAGTTGGTGTAGTTGTTGTTCTGCACAGTTCCCTCGATCAGGATCTTCGTTCCCTTCTTCAGGTACTTCGCGGCGAACTCCGCCGTCTTCCCGAAGGTCGTCATCTCGAAGAAGTCGGTAGCTTCCTTCACGTACCGACGATCCACCGCCAGCGAGAATCTGGTGATCGTCTTCCCGCCCTGTGTCGTCCGTGTCTCAGGATCCTTTGTCAGTCTCCCCATCATGATAACCTTGTTCATTCCTGTTCTCCTCTCATATCCGCCCCGCAGTTCGGGCAGTAAGTATACATCGGTTCTCCCATGCAAGTCGGCACATAGCACTCTTGACCGCAAGCCGTACATTTATGGCCGGCAAGATGTGCGTGCATATCGAGTTTTATCCACCGCCCCTTCCGCTCTGGCTGTGCGGATGGCAAATCTCTGATGATCTCAGCACACTCGCTTACAATATCCACAAACAAGGTATAGTTGTGTCCATTCGATTTTTCATGTTCAGCAAGCGCATCAATCGCCGCCTGTCTGCTGATCGTATCCCCGTCTGTCTTGATTTCGGGCTGTGCGGATGGCAAATGTTCGAGCGATTCAATAGCCATGCGAAATGCGTTTTTTCCTTCTTCGTTTAATTCGCAATAGGAATCTAGTGCATCCTCAAGATTTCTTAGCAGTGCAATTGCTTCTCGATTATTCATCCTGTTCACCTCTCACCATCCATACTCCGCAGTTCGGGCAGAACGGTGTATCCTTATCATGATCGTCATCGTCCCTCTCGTACAAACACTCTGAGCAATAGATGTACCAGTATAATGTCTCACCGTATCCTGCCCTGTGTCCATCAAGCCACTTCCCCTTCTTCCGTTCTGGCTGTGCGGATGGCAGCTTTTTCAAGTCTATTCCAACCGCCGTAAGGGCTGTGTTAAAACCGTTCGACCATTGCCATCTTCCGAAACTTGAGATTTCTGTATCATCCATAAATTGCGTGAATTTCTGATGCCCTTTAAAATGCGATGGATTTGTATCTACGGTCGCATTGCGTTCCATATCAATCGCCGCCTGTCTGCTGATTAAGTCCATAGCGCATCTTTCACCTTTCTTATGATTTCATGACAAGTCATAACAAGACTATCCTCATACGAATCCCCGCACTCCTCGTCAACCTGCTTGCACACCTTTTCTTCTCTTCCCATTGCCGCAAGGAATATTCTCTGTTCTGTATCAGTGAGCGGCTTGATTATGTCCGGGTCTGTTGACCCTTCGTCTATCGTCTCTGCCTTGCCGGGCTCTCCACAGATTGGGCACCGAGTCCACAGCGGCTTGACGTGCTCGATGGCCCCGCACTCGCTGCACTCGTACATGTCACCGCTCTGGTGAATCCACATCGCCGCCTCCAATCCATTTCTTCAGTTGTTCCAGCCCGTCGTAGACGTAGCCCCAGTCTGAAGTGAGCCACTTCCCGTCCGGAGTGATAAGGTAACTCGTTCCGCCATCGCATTCGTCCAGAAAGTCCAGGACGGTCTGCACGGCTTTCTTGAGGTCCTCATTCATCGTCGTCCTCCCAATCTTGCTCCTCGTCTTCTTCCTCGCCGTCTTCCATTTCCGCGCCACAGTTTTCGCAATATTTCGGACTTTCCCAGCAATATTCGTCCGTCTCGTGTCCGCACAGGCTACAGGTGCATTGCCGCGTCTTGCCTTCGCAGTCGACGTATACATGCCACTTCCCCTTCTTCCGCTCCGGCTCGATGGTGGGCGCGTCCGCAATCGCTCTCTCAAACATCTTGTATCTAATCCAACATCCGCTGTCCCATCTCTGCATATCAGAGTCTGTCTCGAAAGCCAGCTCATGCATCCTCGCACTTAAAGCATCAGCGTCAATCGGTCGCATCGTCCGTCCTCCTCTCCCCGTCCTTGCAGAACCACTCGTCATCCTCGGCATTTCTGCCAAGTTCAAAAGGGTCTCCCGTGTCCAATTCGCACATCGCTTTTAGCTTCATGTACCCACGCTCACCGTAATGCTTATTCTCGATTCTGTGCTTACAATACTGGCACCGCACCACCTCAACGGTATCCGCTGGCGGCAACTGCTCAACCAAGCACTCCGCCTGCCTGTCGATTAAGTCAGCCATTCCTTAACCTCCTCCCTGTCAATCTGGTATATCCTCGCCAGTTCGGTCCTGAACCTTTTCCAGTCTTCAACGATCACCCGATCAGATGTTCTGACCGAGTCTGTGAATCGCTTGTCGAAGAAGCCCAGGATTGTCTCTGCTGCCTCAGTGATTTCTTTATATATTCGGCTCTCAGGCGTCTGCTCCATCTTCTTGCCGCATCCCGGACAGCAGTTGGTCTCCCCGATCATGGCCTTTCCGCACAGGCTGCACTTGAATATTCTCCCGTACCATTCATCGTCTTCGCCTGTGTCTATCCACTGTCCTGTTTCCCGCTCCGCCCGTCTGCGGATTAAATCGTCTTGCATTCTTCTTCCTCCTCCACCGGGTTCCATCCTTTCAGACCCTTCTTCAGCACCTCCACCGTCAACGGCTGGATCTCTACGTCTATCGAGACTCTGTGTCCGTTCCCTTTCGGCATCGAAGACACAAGCAGATGAACGACAGGCGCCTCCATGAGTTCCTTCGGGATGCTCTTTTCCAGATATCCCCAACCAATCTCTGGGTTGTTGCGGCCTTTTGCTATGCCGTGCGCGTTTATCGGCCCGATCACCGCCGTTACTCTCCCGGACTTGATGTCGTACAACAGTCCGCTGCCCCATGGTGTCTCCGGACCGAATATGAATTTATGGATGTATTTCGAATCGTTTCGGCAAGTGATCCCTGCTTCTGTTATGTCCCACATCACGTCAAATAGGTCTTTTAGCGTCATTTTTCCTCCAGTCTCTTGATGGTTTGAACATCAACCTCTCCTCCGATCATTCATCCGCTGCCTTGCGCAGTTCCTCGGCCATCCGGATGATCCCGTCGATCTCTCCGAGAATCACGAGCATGTTCCCGCGTTCCTCTTCTTTGTGCTCTCCATCAATCATGTCGTAAATGCCGCTGATCGCGTCCCGGATCAGCTGTAGAGCTTTGCGGTTGATGTCTTCCTCGTCGATCATTGTTTCCTTCTCTCCATCACAGCAATTTGTTCAACGGGCAGTTCTCGCACGGGCCGCCCTCTTCGTATAGCCAGTCGTCGTCCTTGCCCTCCGGCGGCGGTTCGTGCGTGTAGCGGCAGATCTTTTCGCAGACCTCCGCGATGACGTCATCGATGATTTGCGTCACAGTCATAAGTCCACCTCACTCTCTGCCGGGATGTACTTTTCATAGATAATTCCTCCCGTATCTCTTCATCCATTCGTCTCTTGTGCGCGTCCTCTCGTACCACGTCTGCGCCTCCTGCTTGAGTCGGCGGTCAAGTGTTCCATCGCCGAAGTGCACCTTGTCGTGGCAGGATCGGCACAGCGGACACACCAGTCCGTCTTTGTCTGCCTTCTTCCGGTCAGGGCCGTGCATCATGTGGTGGATGTCGGACGCCTGCCGGTGGCAGATGTAGCACAGGGTGCCGGGTTCTACTCTCATCATGCCAAGCCCAGCCGTTTCTTCAGCTCCTCGATGTCTTTGGTTCTGTCGCGGTACTCGGGCTCAGGCTCTTCCTTCTGTTCGATCTGGGGAGCCTCTGCCGGTGGCGGCAGCTGTCGGCCCGGAACGACCAGCGATTCCTTCTCGCGTTTCAGCTCGATGTCATAGGCCCGCTTGAAGTTCGAGGCGACCACCGTCTGGATGCTCGTGAGGTCTGTCTGTGCCCATTCCCGGAGCACCGAAGCACCGCCCACGGCCCGCTGCACGATCGGCGGCAGCTTGGCGAACTCCTCCTCCGAGTGATAGGCGGCGTTCCTGATCGCCTTCGTGACCAGATCCCACGCTTCCGCCGCCGTCATGATGCCCTCGCCGATGAACTCGTTGATGTTGCCTGGCACCGGAGGGAACCCGGTGACGTCGAGGGTGATGTAGGCTCTCAGTGCGGTCTGTGCCTCCTGATAGGTGCCCTGCACCGTCTGGGCGAAGATGGACGCGAGCCTGTCCATGCCAACCTTGTCTTCTGCCTTGTAAAAGCGAGGATAGGCCGATGCCATGATCCCCACCAGTTTCAATGCTTCGTCTTTCGTCATGAGAAAATGTCTCCTTCCTGTAGTAGTTCGAGGACGGCGTCAACTCCGGTCTTCTTGGGCTGTTTCTTCTCCCAGGTGCGAACCGCTGCCTTCCAGTCCTTCATCTTGTTCTTGCCGATCATCCAGCCCTTGGAGGCGTAGAAGTCGTACCATTGTTCCGGGTCGATGCCGTTGTGGCGTTCGAGGCAGTAGTCCCTGACCTCATCAAGAGAGGGTGGGCGGAACGCCCTATCTCTCTTATTAAGTACCGTAGGTACTACAGAATCAGATACAGATACAGAAACAGAGTCAGATACACTCTTGATTTCAGATTGATTACTGTCTGATTTCATGCTGTTTTCAGCCTGTTTCTTCTTCTCCGCTCGTGCCTGTGCGATCCGCTCCACCTTCGTCCGGTACTTGTCACCGTCCTCGTCCAGCTTGTTCCGCATCATGGTCATAGCTGCGTCGAGTGCCGGGTTGCCCGTCTTCGCATCCTCTCCTTTGAAGGTGTAGGCGAGCACCGCCTTGACCAGTTGTCCGGCCAGCTCGTCAGGCAAGTCCATGAACAGATCGGCCCACGAGCTGTAGAGGATGCACGTTTTCTTGCCGTCAATCATCTTTCTCCTTCCAACATGAATACATATCCGCCCACAGATCCAGCGGGACGATCACAAACCACGGGCTCCTGTTCCGCCTGAAGAAGATCGAGATGTGCTCCCCGTCCTTCTTCCGCTTCATCTCCTCGGTGGCCTGCTCGATCCATGCCCACGGCGCAGCCTTCTCGGTGCGCTTGACCTCTGGATGGATGCCAGGAAGGCCGACCAGATCCGCCTCGCCGTTGAAGCACTGGCCTCTCCTGACCTCGAAGCCGTAGTAGTCGCGGAGAAGGTGCCACAGCTCGCGCTCGGCGTTCGCTCCTTTGTTGCGTGATGTGTTACCACTCAAAACCAATCCTCCTTCGCTGGTACGTGAAGCCCGAGGGCCTGCATGTCCTGTATCGTGCCGTCGATCAGCCGGGACATCTCTGCCGTGTCGTAGGTGCTGGATCCGTGATAGACGAACAGCTCTGTCATCCCTTCCTTTTCGCCCAGTTCCCTGACGGGCTCTCCCCAGCGCTTTTTGAAGTCCTCCACCGCTGCCGGGTACATCTGCAAATACTGGCCGACGCCGTGATCCATGATTTCCTTGTCGTGGATCTCCTTGACGGACTGTTTCTGCGCCGCCGCGATGTCGCTGACACATGCCCAGAAGTAAGCGTTCTGGCCTTTTGTGCGCTGCTTGTGCCACTTCTTCAGGGAGATCGCCACGTCCGCGCCCAGCTCCTCAATGTTTGCCGGGTCGACAGCGGCCTCGAATGTGACCGCCGTCCGCCCGTTGCGAAGAGGAAGGATGGCCTTAATTGTCGCTCTTATGTTCAGCATCCCACGCCTCCACAAATGCGCTGCCGGTCTTGCCGAAGTCCACCCAGTTGGCGACGGTCAGCTCCTCGATGGTCTTCTTGCCGTACCGGGCCGCGAGAACCTCTTCGGGCATGTTGTGGTTCTTGCACAGGTTCCGAAGGGTCGCGGCCTTCTTCGGCTCAATCGTCCCGGAGGTCGGTGTCAGCTCGTAGACCGTCCGCCCGGTCCTCTCGTTGATGATCGCCAGCGAGTCGATCTTGCGCCCGTCGTAGCCGATCTGCACCACCTTGAAGCGGTCGTAGGTTGAAAACCTGTTCGTCTTCGGATCCTGTTTGCCGTTGTACTCGCTCGCCGGGATCCAGATGAACGGAGCCGTGTACAGCTCGCGCCCGATGCCCCAGTTGAAGCACGCTCTCTTGAACGAGTCGGACGCCCTGCCCTTCTCCTTCTCGGTGTAGGATTCCGTGCCGACGTCTTCCTTCCAGACGAAAGCCCCCACGTAATTCTCCTCGCGCTCCCGAATGCCGACCCGGCAGAAGAGCTGCCCGTCGATCAGGGTATGCTCGCGGGTCCAGTCCATCGGGCCGACGGTCTCGTCCAGGATGTTCATGTCGCAGCGGGCGTCCTTGTACAGCAGAAGGGTCAGGCCCTTCTCGTTGATGGTGCTGACGCGGCACTCGATCTCGTCCGCTCTAAGCAGTCTGAATTTATTCATGTTCTTCCTTCTCCTCTCTGATCGCATCCTTGACCGCCCGCTTGATGATGTCGTATAATTCGGTCAGGATGTCTTTGTTGATGTCCGATCCTTTGTCGGGCTGTCCCTGGGCGAGCAGGGGCAGCTCTTTCTGTTCGTTCTCGATTCACTCGTACTCGTTCTGGTGGATGCCCATCTTCTCCAGAGCCTTCACGGCTCTCAGGCCGATGTTTCCGCGGCGGTAGCAATCCTGCAAGTAGGAACGGTTGTACCCCATCTCTTCGCCCACACTCCGCGGGTCCAGCTTCCGCTTCGCCAGCGCACGCATCAGCATGTCGCCGTCAATCTTGATGTTGCTCAATCTTCCACCTCCTTAATCTCCAATCCCAATGTCGTCAGCAGCTCACGGGTGCTCATATTCTCCAGACACTCGAGGTGGTAGTAGCACCCGTCACCCATCACCACCGTGTCGCCCTCGCGGATGTAGTCGCCGCACACCTCGCAGCTCTCGCTGTGCCACACTCGCCGGGTGTCTTCGCCCTCTGGCGGGTCGAGCGGGCGTTCCGGGAACTGCGACCAGTTGCCGCTAAGATTGAAACACATCCTCGTCACCGCCTTTCTCGATGTAGTTGATCGCAAGGATCAGGGCTTCGTCCTCGTTGGACAGGTCTCTATAGTGCTCGTCCCGGATGCGAATCAGCATCTCGATCACCTCGCCCTTAGTCATCCCATTCCTCCTCTCTGTACCAGAGCCACCCGAAGGTCATCGTCAGGGCACCACAGACCAGCAGGGCCGGAAGGTACCAGACCGGAAGGACCTCTGTGTCCATGCAGCAGACCAGGAACGCCGCCGCGAAGCCGAAGACGGCCATCATCAAACCCTTAAACATGGTACCCTCCATTCTTCATCACGGCCGTGTTGAGGATCGTGCGGATGTAGGCGCGGTTCTCTTCGTCCGAGCAGATCCAGATCACCAGTGCCACCTCGTCGAGGTTCGCGCCGTCGTGGATCATGTTGTACAGTCTCTCAAACTGGCCGTTGTCGCCGTTGGTGAACCAGCGGTACTTGATGCAGAGGCCCTGCACCTCCTCGAAGGTCAGCGGGCAGCGGGCTCCTTTTACTTCAATCATTTCGTTTATCTCCTCTCAGTCACAATCTTCCCTATTTGCTCGGGCTCCATGCCCAGTGTCAGGCCAACCAGTTCGTCGAGTGTGATCTTGCCGGGGTTGGCCCGCCGGTTGTAGATCGTCGAGTGCGTCATCCCTGCCGATCTGGCGAGAGCTGACAGGTTACGGTTCGCGAACAGTCGCTCGCGGGTCTTGTCGTCTCTTCTCATGTGCCCCTCCTTGCAATTTCATCCGATACACCGTACCGGGTTCACTCTTTCGGCGGAGCGTTGCGGCCAATTGTTCGGCTGTAGTTTTTTCGAGCCGTTTCGGCCCGTTTTGCACGCTGTTCTTCGGAAATCGGCTTGCGGTACGGATTCGTGCCGAACCGGAACGGGTACAGCGCACAGTCGGGGATCGGGCACAGCTCCACCTCTTTTACCTGTCCGCATGAGCAGTCCAGGCATTTTTGACGGATCGCCTTCACCGGGTTCTTCAGGTTTGCCATTGTTCCTCCCTTCACTTTAAGTGGTCTTCTCGGGCAAAAAAATGTGGTCGATCGGGACGCCGTACATCTCGCCGAGCGTTACCAAAGATCGGGCGTCGATGATCGTCACGCCATTCTCCCAGTTGCCGACGGTCTTGTTCGACACGCCGAGGGCCTTGGCTACTTCCGCCTGTGTCAGGCCTTTGTTTACTCTTGCAGCCGCCAGGGTGATCTTGAAGTCCTCCATGTGCTCACCTCCTTTCCATGTGCCCTATCATAATTCACTTAAAGTCAATTGTCAACACTTAAAGAGAAATTTTTTACTTCGAATTGTTGAATTATGGGAAATGTCGTGCGTATAATGGAAGCGAAGGGAGGTTTGCGATGGAGAAGGAAATGGGAAGAAGGATCAAGTCGTACATGGATGCGGCTGGGATGTCTCAGGCCGAGCTGGCCGCCGTCGTCGGTGTCGGCCCGACATCCGTGTCAAACTGGGTCAATGGCACGAAGGTGCCGCGGATGGATAAGGTAGACGCCATGTGTCGGATCTTCGGATGCCGCCGGGCCGATCTGTTGGATGTGCCTGACCATAGTGTGTCCCGGTTGGCGATCCAGATCGAGCAGCTGACCCCGGAGAACCGCGAGATCGTCGAGGCGACTATCCGCCGGTTGAAGGCGTATCAGGATGCACTCGAGCGTCTTGAGTAATTCGAGTAAAAAAAGAGGACGGTCCCGTGCACAGGATCCGCCCTATCACCACCTTCGCGTAGAAAGGTTCGAGGTCATTATACCATGAAAATCGAGAAATTACCATCGGGATCCTACCGGGCCCGCGTGTCCTACAAGGACGCGAACGGGAAGTACCGACGGAAGTCCATCACCGGCAAGACGCGGGAGATCGTGCGGCGGAAGGTGGCCGAGTTCGAGTTCACCGCAGACAACCCCACCGTCCAGACGATGTTGGACGGATTCATCGCGGCGAAAGAGCCCATCTTGTCTCCGTCCACCATCGCAGGATACAAATCCTTGGCGTCCACGCTGTCGAGCAAGCACGCCACATTCTGCGCCCGTGCAGACATCGACAAGCAGGCCGCCCAACATCTGGTCAACGAGTTGGCCATCAATCACACCCCGAAGACGGTCAGGAACTACGTCGCACTTCTGTCCGCTGCCTTCCGCTTCTACGACAGGGAGTTCCCGCACGTCTCCCTTCCACAGATGGAACGCCCTCAGATCCAGATCCCAGACGAAGATACCGTCCGCCTGATACTCAAACTGGTGGAAGGAACTCGGATGGAGATCCCGGTGAGGTTGGCCACCTACGGGCTCCGAAGATCGGAGATCTGCGCCCTGACCTCTGATGATCTGGTGGGGAATCGGATCCACGTCCACAAGGCCGCGGTGCAGGACGAATACGGCGCCGTGATCATCAAGACCACGAAGACGTACACGTCCAACCGCTGGGTCACAATTGACGACGAACTGGCCGCCCTGATTCAGGAAGGAATGCCGGATCTCACTCCGATGGCGTTTTCCAAGGCTTGGAATCGTCTTCTCTCGTCCAACGGCCTGCCCCACTATCGGCTGCATGATCTCCGCCATTTCTTCGTGTCGTACTGTAAGACGGTGCTCAAACTGTCGGATCCGCAGATCCAAGCCATCACCGGCCACAAGACCACCTTCACTATGCAGAACTACGTCCACACTATGCACCAGGACGAAGCAGCCGAGCTCGTGTCCAACTCCCTGTCCAAATTCGTGTCCAAATAGATTCCAAAATCGTGGAAAATCTTCCAAGATCGCGGAATTTTTTGCAACAAAAAACCGCGCAACCATGGGAATGTCCCGTAGTTGCGCGGTTTTTCGGTTCTGGAGCATATGGGATTCGAACCCATCACACTCTTTGATTTTATGCTGTTTGTGGGCTGTCGTGTCCAAATTAAGGTTTGATCAGCGTCCCGGCCTTCAGCCGATTGACCATCTCCGTGTTCTGTGCAGCCGTCCCGGTGTAGTCCCGGATCCCGTTCGCCTGTGCGATCCTTGCCCGGTTGGTGAATGTGATGTCCATTTCGCCCACAGCCCGCAGGGCCACCACGATGCTGGGCGAGTTTCCCGTGTAGCGCGGATAGATCACCGCCCGCGGATCGCCTAAGACCACCACCACGGTGTGGCCCTTGGTTTTGGTGACCAGAATGTCGCCGGTCTTCAGTCTGACCCACCAATGGTACTCGATTCGGTCAAAGAGTCCAGTGGACATGAGGACGTTCGCCTCGTTCCAGGTCGTGAAATTCCCGGGGTCGAAGCCAGTCGCCTCGATGATGCACTGGCGCACAAGAGACGAGCAATCGCACTCCGTCTTTGTCGTAGTGTTGATGCCGTACCTGATGATGCCCAGGCGGTTGCTTTGGTCGTACCCGATCTTTTCGTTCAGACAGGCGCGGCACATGGCGTCCGCGATCCCGTTGGCGTGGGCGTCCTTCTTGGCCCGGAGAACGACCCAGCCTTTGGAATGGGTGTAGTATTCTTCCAATGAGACCTCCCCTCGGAAGTCCCACAGGTCGCGCTGTTTCTGATCGCCCGCTGCCCCGCCGGATGCCCATCCGCGTTCGTCTCCGCGGGCCGAGCCAATGATCCATTTACTCATGTTCGCCCTCCTTGGCTTCCGGAAGCCCGGCGAGACAGGTTAAGAAGCAAATGACAGCGGATGTTGCGGCCACGCCAAAAACGTGCGACCACTGTACTTCCGCGATGGATACCTGTACTGCGATAAGTGGGATCATCGCCTCAGCAAAAGTCTTGATTACACGAATTGCCGCTGCCTTCCACCATCTCTTGTTCGTTAACATTTTTCACCGCCTTTCAGTTGCTCTTTGATATCGTCGATCATTGTGAACGCCGTCTTCAGGTCGCGCTCCACCGCGGTCAGCCGCTCGGAATAATTCTTGAGGTCGCGATCCATGCTCTTGATGTCCGACCTTAATTCGGTCGTCGTGGCACACACCTGATCCAGTTTCATATTTGCCTTCAGAACGCCTTCCTTGATGCTGTCAAACTTCGCGTTTTCCTCCGCGTCCTCCGAGCGCTTGTCCTTTGTGCCATTTCGCACATAGGTGAAGATGGCGAACAGAAGGCTGACCGCACTAATGCCCCATGGGATCCACTCCATTTCCAGTTCCTTCCAGTTTTTCCGCGGTCTCCCTCATTTGAGCGAAGACCGCGAGATCCTCATCGTCCGACAGGTGCTGGGCCAGCAAGACGTATAGTTCGTCCACGATGTCCAGCAGCTGACGGATGATGTTGCTTTGTGCCTCAATCAGATCAATCATAGGTCTTTCCCGTGATTTCCTCGAACTGCTCCGCGGTCAGGCGGCCGATCTCGACCAGGTGCCGCAGCATCGTCTCGTTCCACTTGTTCGGGTAATAGCGTTTCGCCATCTCGTATGCGCTCATTCTGCACCCCCTTCCTCGTCAAAGATCTCCGGATGATCGCACAGGGCGATGTACTCCACTTTTGCGATCAGCTGATCCAGCTGCGCCTGGCGGTTTTCCTCGTCCTTCCGTGCGGCGACGTCCTTGTCCTTAAAGATCTTTCTCAATACTGCCGTTGCCATAGTAGACCTCCCATTCCTTTTCGTACCAGCGATTCAATCGTTCGATGGTCTTGTGTGAGTTCTCGAAGCGGATGCAGACCTTCCATCTCTTAAAGTGCTGATCCACTTCCCGTTTGTTCTTCTCGCCCTTTTTCACCAGGGTGATCATACGCCTGATCTTTTTCTTTTCGTGTTTGATCTTCTTCGGATCGGCAAGGATCACGACCTTGCCGGTGTCCGTGACCCGGTAGACAAATCCCATAAACAGGATCTTGTCCGTGATCCGGTAGATTTTTGTCTTCTTCCGGTTGACTTCGAACCCGATTTCGGCCAGCTTCGCCTTGATCACTGCAAGGGCGCGTTCCATTTCTTCCCTTGTTCCGATCAGGTTAAGGTCGTCCATGTATCTGAGATACCATCGGACTCTTAGCCGCTCTTTGATGTAGTGATCGAGTGGGCTGAGGATTGCAATGCCGACGTTCTGGATCAGCTGACTCCCGGGATTGAATCCCTTGTCTCCCCGGAAGAAGCCGATGGCCTTGTCGGCCAGCTTGTATGTCTCGTCATCCAGCAGCTTCCGCAGGATCTTCCGCGCTTCCTCATGATCCATGTTCGGGTAATATCCCTTCACATCCACTCGCAGGACGCAGGCGTCCGTCCCGTGGTGTCTGTAGGCCTGCCGCAGGAAGTCTCGGAATCGTTCGCGGCATGAGTCCGTTCCTTTGCCCTTCTGGCACGCAAAATTGTCGTAGATCAGTGATCGCGTGATCTGAGGATATATCGCGTTGTCGTTCAGCGACCTTTGGTATACCCGATCCCGAAATCGGATACTCATGATATTCCGGTGTTTTGGTTCCTCGATTGCAAAGAACCGCGGCTGACCTTCCCTGTAGGTGCCGTCTTGCAGTTCTTTCGCGAGCTTGCCGTCTTCCTCGGGCCAGTGATTCCAATATTTGGAGACCGTGCCCTTCTTGCGGCTCCCTCGGATGCATTTGCGCGAGGAGTCGTGGATCGCGTCCTCGCCGATGATATGATCGATTTGTTGCATGGTGTCCGTGAGGTGTTTAGCTTGCATCTCGCGAGATGGTCGCATCCTCGCGGTGTTGTTCGCCGTATAGGCAGGGCATTCGGCTCCTTACGCATCGTTTGGCTCTCTCCCGCACTGGGTGCGGGTCTTGCGGAGCTTTTAATGAGTAATCCGGGGCGCAGCGATACGCGTTGTTCGCGTTGTTGTTGTTCACGTTGCCGCTCGTATTCGCTACGTACCAGACATTGTTAGCGTTGCCCAGGTTCGCGGAGCGAGAGAAGACGTTCTGCGCCGATCAGCCTACAGCCCTTTGTTTATCGCTTTTGTGCCAAGCCTTGACATCTGTCTCGACCTCATTTACCTTCGCCGTCCATCCGATGATCTGCTTCGCGGGCCGATGAAACAGGCCTTTTGCGATCATGATGTCCGTCTTCAGCTCCTCGCAGAGTCGAATGACGTCTCTCTGCATCTGGAGTCTCTGGCGGATCTTCAGCGGGTCTTTGCCCATGTAGATGTCGTTCGCCACCCTGATGATGTGGTAGATCATCCGCGCCTCGTACTCCATCTGGTTGATCGCTCTGTAATGCTTTGGGTCGAAATTCTTGGGATTGTCGAGGATGTTTAAACTGTAGGTGCACAGTTCCAACGCTTTGTCCAGGAGTCGGAACTCCTGCTTTTCATGCCGATCCTGTGCACCCATGTTGCCTTTTCCCTTCATTCTGCCTCGCGATTGCTCGGCAGATTAACTGATTATCCGATGCGTACAGCCGGGGCGCAGCGATACGCGCTGTACGCGTCGCCGCTGTTCACGTAGCCGCTCGTATACGCGACATACCAGACACCGTTGGCATTGCCCAGCTTCGCGGACCGAGAGAAGACGCTCTGCGCCGTGGTCTTTGCGTTGATCGCATATTTGATCAGGCGGGCGTACGTCTGCTGGCGCTGCGCCGGCTCCGTCCTGCCCAGGAGGCGCTTGTAGTATTCCCAGTACGCGCCCTCCACTCCCGCTGGTGCCTGCGGTACGATGTATGCCTGCTCCAGCGACTTGATAAACACACGGTCGTATGTGACGTCCGTGCCGCCGCCGTCGATGGTGTTGACCTGCGTCACGACCTTACAGGGTCGGAAGTGTTCGATGACATCTGCGGCGTATCCGCTCAAGAACCCATCCACCGTGTCGGCCTGTACCGGGGCCACGTCCCACCGGTTCTGAGACGTCCACCATTCGCCTTTCTTGGCGACGGAGTTCAGCTGCTGACGGAGTGCGCTCTTGGCCCATCGGTTGTAACCTAACGCTACGCGATGCCAGTGGTTGACGTCTCCGGATCCGTCAGAGGTGCCGAGGAACGTGCCGCCCTGCCCTTCTGTCGGAGTCATGGAGTAGAGCTTCTCGTGCGATGCCCCGTCCGCATATACGTCCAGCGTGCCGCTGGTGATCAGGGCGTTGTAGGCCGCCGACTTGCGGATCTGTGCGCCGACCGGTAGCTCCTGCGGCAGGGTGAACTGGATATATTTGCCGTTGTTGCCGCCCCATGAATCGTTCGCCACCAAAAAGTGATACGTGCCGGCAGGGAGCGCAGCACCTTCCGGTTCGATGATCGCTTCCGATGCGTCAAAGGGCATGCCGGCTGGCGTCGTCCAATGCCACTCGTGCACTGCCGTGGGGATGATCTCGCCGTCTTCCAGCTCGCCGTCTTCGAGGTGACAGAAATCCATTTCCGGCGTGTACTCCGCGCCGTTGGTATCTGTCCACGGAAGGGCAATCTGGTCGCCGTAGTCCATCTCCTCGTGATACTCACCCGCCTGGATCAGTGTCACAATCAGGCCGATATCGCTGGCGATGGTCGCCTTTTTGTCGGCGGCAATCAGATCCAGCGCAGCGTTCCGGTGTGCTTCGAGGTGGTTGAGTGCATCCAGCTTCGCACTGATGTCGTCGAGCTGTGTGTTAATGATTGGTGTCTGTGCCATATTAATCCTCCATGTTCGCGTAGCACTTTCCATCAGTTCCGATATATATCATCTGCGCGATCCCTCTCGCAGATGTTTCTGCCGCCTCCGCCGCTGCCTGTGCGGTCTCCGCTGCCGCCTGTGCGGTCTCTGCGTCTGTCGCGGACTGGGCTGCCTCTTCCGCCTTGGTCGTGGCGGTCTGTGCATCCGTGGATGCGGACGATGCGGATGCGCTTGCTTCAGATGCTTTCTGCGTGGCCGTCCCGGCGTCCGTGCTTGCGCTTGATGCGCTCTGTGCCGCAGCTGATGCAGCCGCCCCGGCTGATTCCGCGGATCCGCTTGCGCTGGTGGCGGAGGCGGATGCCTCGCTCGCCTTTGTCTCTGCTGTGGCCTTTGCCGCCAGAGCGTCATCCCTCGCGCCCTCTGCCCGATCCGCCGCGTCCACCGCCGTCTGACCGACGTCTGCGTATGCCGCCATGATCTCAGCGAACTCTTCCTCCGTGCCGGTGTAGCCTTTGGATTTTGCATATCCATAGGCCGTCACGTGTCCCAGGTTCTGTGCCATTTAAACTGCCTCCTTTAAATACAAATCGCCATCGTCCAGGTAGAATGTCACCTGCGTGTTCGGTGTTCTGGTCATGATCAGGTCGCCGTCTATGATTTCAAAATGGAGGTACCCGCTCTTGGCCGCTGCCTGTTCGGCAAGCTCCGCGCTTCTTTCCGCGGCGTCTTCGCTGTCCTTTGCTTCCGTTGCCGACTGCGCCGCCGCCAGTGCGGATGCGCTTGCAGACTGCGCGGACGATGCCGCGTTTGTCTCGCTCTCTGATGCCGCCTGAGCGGATTCGTCTGCGCTCTGTGCGCTGGCCGCGGCATCGCTTGCGCTCTGTGCGCTCTCGCTTGCGCTTTGTGCGGATGCCTGGGCTGATGCATCAGCTGCCGCCGCGTCCGCTGCCGTTTCTTCCACCGCTTTGTTCAAGGCGGCGATGGCCTGAGTGATCACCGACTGCTCTTCCGGAGTCGGCTGCTCGTTCGTCGACTCCGGACGTCTCTGAACCTTGATTCGCGTGTAATACTCCGACTCGCCGTCTTCCAGTCCCGCATGAAGGAAGATCCACACATGGAGGTCTTCGCCTGTGGTCAGGTACTCGTCCGGGATCAGGACTCCGTCCGCATTTCCGATGGCGGTCTTGGCCGTGCCGATGTCCCGCTGGTTTGAAAAATGCACCTCGTAGGCTTCCGGAAGATCTAAGTCAGGAAATTGGAGGATCTGGCCATAATCCCACTGCCACAGTGGGTCAGCCGTCCCCATGCCGTAGGTGAATTTGACGATTGATATGTTGGTCATGCTCGCCCTCCTACACTTTGATAAATGTGGCAACTATGTCTCGATTGGCGTATGATGCCGCCGAATCACGCGTGATTGTCAGAGTGGTGCCCAACCAGGACACCGCCGTGATGTGGCTGTCAACGAGAAGATTTTCGCCCGTCTCCATTTTCAGGGCAATCAGCTCGTAGCCGTCCGCCGGAGTGACCGTGAAGGACTGCGTGGCCGACGTGGCGTTGAATGTCTTCGTCGACACGTATGTTCTGGCCGGGATGTACCCATTGAGCGTCCCGGTCATGACAATGTCGCCGGTCGTGATCGTCCCGGCAAGGATATCAGATATATTTGCGAATGCTTCCCACGGGGCATCCGGATCCGGTGATGCCTTGCTCCATTTGAACACATGGGCGTCTGTCCAGGTGTACGGCCCGGTGTAGGTTGATGGGTCGTCTGGGGTGTTCGTAGGCGTTCCGCTCTGGAGGTGGACTCCGGTAGTCGTCAGCAGGATCCGCCGCCCGTAGACGCTCTGTTCATGGCGCCCGTAGTGGAAGGATTCAAATCCGATCCCAGCGTCCGTCATGAAAAATCTGGTCTCGTTGACCACCTGCCCGCCTCGTCTCATCCCGGTGCTGTTCAGTGACCACGGCCCGATGTTTCCGCTCTGTGTGTTGAAAAATCCGGTTGTGAGATTCCAATAATTCGTGTTCGTCTCGTCCTGGATCAGGCCAGTCCGGACGCGGTTTCCAGTCATCGTTCCTGTTGTGATAAAGTCAGCAACAATTGCTCCATTCTGCGTGATGGCCAGCGTGTACGGCCCGTTCACCCCGCTGGAGGAATATCCTAGACCGCCCAGGTTCCACCGCCACACCTTCACGGCTGTATCCACGGAGTCTGTGTCCATGATCAGGATCTCTTCCGGCTCTCCATCAGCATTTGTGTTGATTACCACATGCCCGCCTAACCCACCGCGGATCAGGGCTGTTGCCGTGTCGATGGCCGCCTGCATCATGGAGACGGACGGTTTGTCCACCAGAAGTTCTTCCATCTGCTCCTGGATCACGTCTGCGAATGAGGTCTGCGCTTCTCCCAGTTCCATCTCCGAGTACCGATCCCGGAGCACGTCATAGACCACCTTGATGACCTTCACGCCCTCCGCCGTCACGCCTAACTCAGGATAGATCACGGAGACGGTGTCGCACAGGCCCACGCGCTGTAGGGCGGCGACGTCTTTGTAATCTTCCGTCTGCCACAGCTGCACAAAGTCCACCTTGATGTTCTGCTTGGGGATCCACGGGGTGTTGCTGTCGAGGAAGGTCTGGGCCTTCGTGTTCAGCTGCGCCGCGGTGGGTGTGTCATCGAAGTCAGAGGAGAAGTCCTTCGCGATAGCCACAGTCGCAGCCGTCACGCCCGTCCCTTTGACCACGGATCCGTAGACCACTTCGTCATCCTTCTCCCAGTAGGGCACGATGGCATTGTAGAGATTCTCCGCGTCCAAGGTGTGGGTGATGTCCAGCAGATTCTTCCCGTAGCGGATGGTGACGTCTGTGTCCTGCCCGCGGTGCTGGTAGAGTTTGACCGTCCACTTGTCCCACTCGTACTCCCCGCCGCCGTAGACGTCAAGGATGGATCCTTCCGATCCTCCTAAGAGGGAGCGGATCGTCTGCGGCGTCGTGACCTTGAAACTCCCGGTCGATGACTTGTCCGTCCAGAAGGTGAACGGACAGGTGATCATCGCATTCGTGTGGAAGTTGGCGAGGGCCTGTGTGACGGAAGACGCCGTGAACGGCGCCACCGGGATCATGCCCAGCCTGTAGGATAAATGGCGGGCGTTGAATGTCACAAGACCGTCAATCGGTGCCGTGCGCATGTAGACCTCGAACGGCTGCGTGTCGCCGGTATCGTCATGGGTGCAGAGGATGAGGGTGCCGATGTCGATCTGGTCGTACATCTTGCCCGAGATCGGATAGTCAAATTCGACCTCGAACATCCCGTTGCGCTCCTCGGTGACCTCGCACCTGGTGCAATCAGCGAGACGTCCAAGGCCGTTGGATGTGAATGCTGTTTCATTCGTGCTGAAAAGGATAGGTATCATACGCGCCACCACCTCGGTGTGATTTCAACGCTTGTGATGCCGGATCCAAAGACGACTCCATTGGATCCCGGTTTTAAGGTCGGGAAGTTATTCCCGGAGAATGAGACCTTGCTGTTCGCGCTCTGGGTGCCGCTGTAGCAGTCCATCATTTCGCAGTCGATGGTTACAGACGGAAAACCAGAAGCGATGGTGATGGTCGTCACTCCCAGCTGGATCTGTCCGTAGCCCGTGACTTTAATCAGGGGCCGGGCATCGAAGTTTGTCGGGTTTGTAATGGATCCGCCAGACGCCACCGTTATCGCCGTCTCGCCGCTCTTGAGGTAGCGCTGAGGTTTGCACGTAAACGTCAGCTCAAACTGCCCCGCGTCATTCCTTCCGGTGGGCTCCACCACCAGCGGGCCGGAAAAAAGGCCCATCCGGAACTCGTCCGGATGGTATGTATCTTCCAGCCGCTGGTATCCGATCTGGGACAAAAGCATCCCGCGGAGGGCCGCCATGTTCTGACGGAAATTGGAGTAGATGAACGCGGGGTACGTCACCTCGATGTTCTCCAGGCGACGTTCCGCGCCCACCAGATCGCCGTTCCTCCCGGGGATCTGGAATATCTCGTATAACCGCTGGGGCGCGTCGAAGGTGCCGCTGCCGGAGATGTAGACGCCGTAGTCCCTCGAGTCATGGCCCGCGAATGTTAACCAGTTACGCATATACGCTCTCTTTCTGACGCTGCACCTGGGCCAGCCTTGCCTGCACCGCGTCGGCCAGCTGCCGGACATCCATGCCGGGCGCCGCGTTCACGGTGATATTGTAGTTCGTAGTCCCGGCCATCTTCGCCAGCATCCTGTCACTCATAACCACTTCAGCGCCCGCTCCGTCGCCGAATCCTTTGAAGCCGTTCACCGTCGGGAGAACGGTGGGAGACGTAAACATGATCGGGTTCTGGTACGCCTTTTTGTACCAATCAATCGAGATAGACGGCACCTGCGGCGGGTTTAGTGAGAACTTGCCGCTGATCTTCGGATGCGGAAGCTTCATCTTAGGGAGATCCCAGGAGAAGTTGAACAGCCCTTTGATTCGTTCCAGAGCACCGCTGACGGCGTCGCGGATGCTGTTCATGACGCCAGTGAACTTCTCCTTGAGCGCTGACAGCTTCCCGCCGGTCAGGGTGTCGATGATGCCGAACTGAGTCTCGAAGGCGATCTTGACGCCTTCCATGGCCGCTGCCATCGTGCCTTTGATGCCGCCGCCGGCTTCGTCGAACTTGCCTTTGATGCGGCTCATGTCACCCTCGACCTTGCCTTTCAGCGCATCCATCGCGCCGCCGGCGGCGCTCTTCATGGCGTTCCACTTTTCGGTGGCTGCCGTCTTGATTTCTTCGGCCTTGCTGGTCACCGCGTCCTTCATGGAGTTCCATTTCTCCTTGACCGCTCCGGTGAATTCCTCCGTCTTCTGCTTGACCGCATCCCACGCGGCGGAAATGGTCTCTTTGATGTTTCCCCACGCCTCGGCGATGGCGTCCCTGATCTTTGTCGCCCACTCGACGATCACGTCCCAGTTTTTGATGGCCAGCACCACCGCCGTGATTGCGGCGACCACGATCAGGATAATCGGAGCAATCGGAGCAAGGGCAGCCATGAATCCGCCTGCTGCGCCGGTCGCGCCCGTGATCCCTGCGATCAGAGGAGCCGCAGCCTCGGTGATCACGCCGACCGCGGTGATCAGTCCGCCGATGCCGGTGATGATCTTGCCCACGATCAGGACGACAGGCCCGACTGCCGCCACCACTCCCGCGATGGTCATGATGGTCTGCTTCTGGCTCTCGTCCAGTGAGTTGAACTTATCAACCCACTCCTGAATCACGCTCACGATGTCGCGGATCGTCGGCATCAGTGCTTCGCCGATGGAGATGGCCGCTGCCTCAATCTGGGACTTTAGAATCTCGATCTGGCCGTTCAGGTTGTCCTGCATTGTCGCGGCCATGTTTTCCGCCGCCCCAGCTGATCCGTCGATGGCCGTGGTCAGTTTTTCGTAGTCCGCGTCGGAGGCGTTGATCACCGCGAGCATACCGGCGACGGCTTCCTTGCCGAAAAGCGTGGCGGCTGCGGCTGTCTGCTGCGCTGTCCCCAGCTCCATTTGCTCTTTGCCGAGCTGTTCGCACACCTTCATGTATTCTTCTTCGGTGTACGCCCTGTCTCTTGAGACCTCCGCCCCCAGCGCTCTGATTTCAAGGGCTTTCGTTTCTTCCGCTGTCAGCGATTCAAGTGCGTCGGAGCCGAGACCTATGGTTGCGAGTCTCTCCCTCTCTGCGCCCTCTGCCGCGAGGATCGTGTCCCGTGACACGGCCACGTGGTCGACATATGTCGCCATGTCCAGCGCGTTCTCGGCGTAAGCGTCAGATCCGGCAGCCACCTTCTCGCGCAGCTGATCCATGACCTCGCGGAGCGACAGCATGTTCCCATCAACGTCCGTCAGGGACAGACCCAGCTGATCCATGATTACGCTCATCTTTTCCGACGGGTTCGCCATGTTCAGCATCGCCGTCCGGAGCGCCGTGCCGCCTTGTGATGCCTTGATGCCGGCATTCGCCATCAGTCCCAGGGCAATGGATGTATCCTCCGCCGAATAACCCAAAGCGCCCATGACAGGCGCTGCGTACTTGAACGATTCGCCCAGCATGGAGACGTTTGTGTTCGCGTTGGACGATGCCGCTGCCAGGATGTCCGCAAAGTGCCCGGATTCGTCCGCCGACATGCCGAATGCCGTCATTGCGTCCGTCACGATGTCTGACGTAGTGGCCAGGTCTTCACCGGATGCCGCAGCAAGGGACATGATGCCCTCAATGCCGCCGAGCATGTCTTCCGTCTTCCAACCGGCCATGGCCATGTAGTTCAGGGCGTCCGCCGCCTGAGATGCGGAGAACTTGGTCTTCTCGCCCATCTCTTTGGCTTTGTCTCTGAGCTTTTCCAGGTCTTCGCCGGTCGCTCCGGAAACCGCGCCGACCTGACTCATTGATGTGTCAAAGTCCGCCGTGGTCTTGACCGCTGCCGTGAATCCGGCAACGATGGGAGCCGTGACGCCAGTAGTCAGTCCCTGCCCGACGCCGGCTATCTGATCGCCGACGCCCGAGACCTTCCCGCCGAACTCCTGCATGGATTCGCCCGCGGCTTTGATCTGCTGGGTGCTGACGGAGCCGAAGTCCTTCATCTCCTTCTTGAGATTCTTCAGCGCGATCTCGTCGTCCTGGATCTGCCGTTCGAGCAGTTCGGCGTTCCGCTTGACCTCATCGGTCTGGTCGCCTTCCTTCAGCTGCGCGAGGGCTTTCTTCTCTTCCTCGAGTCGTTCCTTCGTCGCCTCGGTGGCCTTCTTCAGGGCCTCCTGCTTCTGCTTGAGGAGCTCCACATTTCCGGGGTCGAGCTTCAGCAGCTTGTTGAGGTCTTTCAGGTCGCTCGAAGTCTGCGTGACCTTCTTGTTGACGCCTTCGAGGGCCTTTTCGAGCTTGGTAGCGTTTCCGCCGATTTCAACGGTAATGCCCTTGATGCGTGATCCTGCCATGGTTGGCCCTCCTTAGAATTTGTCGAAATCCTCCTGGGACGGTAGATCGTCCCACTCCTCCGCGTCGTTGCTTCTCTCTGTCAGCATGTCGATGACCATTCCGTACTCAATGTCGTGAAGGTCATCGGGTCGAAGTCCTAATTCGGCGCACCTTAGGAGGTAGAGGCCTGTCGTGTACGGGCGTTCCGACCGCCGCCCTGTGCTTTTTTTGCCTTGCTGGTGTTGAGGTTTGTTTTGAAGTACAAATTCGCCAGATCGGTGATCGCGTTCGCTACGGCCATCGGGTCGTCGAGCGATGCCAGCCAGTCGATGCAGTCGTCTTCCGTCATCGCGTAGAGCGTCTTGCGGTCGATCTCGCCCGCTTCCGCCTTCGCCTGCATGAGCATGACGTAGGCCATCTTCTCAAACAGGGCAATCTGGTCGTTTAATGTGTTGCCGTCAGCGTAGAACTTCAGAAGGAAGTCCTCGCCGAAGGTCTTTCGATACAAAAAAGGCGAGGCGGCATTTGCCGCCATCGCCACTTCGTGTCCGCCGATGTTGATAGTCTGTCGCATCTTTCCCTCCTTTTACGGCTGATAGACCGAGGTGAACCACGTCGCGTATGCGCTGTGGGTGCTCGCCGCCTTCATCTTGACGATGTCCTTGGTCAGCTGGGCGTTGTAGATCGTCCGGGCCGTCAGGTTCATCGTCTCGGTCTGGGGCTCGATGCTCTCGCCCTTGGTCGCGCCGGCGACGGATGCGCGGGAGGCCGTGCAGTTGTACATGCAGTGTCTCGTCGCGGATTCATCGCCCTGGAACTCGAACAGCAGGGCAAAGTGCACCGTCGGGGCTCCTGCGTCCTCGATCAGGCCGCCGGTGCCGTCCTCGATCATGCCGAAGACGTCCTTCTCGAAGTCTTCCGGGACACGAGCGATCTCCAGAGAGCCGGTGTATCCGTTGTTTGCCACTCCCTCCCAGTAGACGATATCGTCCGCATAAAAGGTGTTGGTGTCGCCCGCGGCGTCGAGGGTCAGGTTGACCGCGCCGGGGATGCGCACCGGGGTGGTGTAGGTGGCCGATCCGTCTGCCGCGATCGTTGCCACCGCGTAGTAGACGTTCTTGAGGCCGTACTTGATTTTGTTCATGGTTTACTCCTCCGTTAAGCTGATAACCACATCCATGTCATAGGTGACCATGTACATCCGCTCCGACGGGATCTCGTCCTCAGATCTGACCCACGTCATGTCGTTCGCAGCGAGGACGGCCTCGACGGCTGCCTCTTTTGCGAAGTCCTTGTAATCGGTGTACAGCTCGATCACCAAGTGCTCGATTTTCTGGTAGTTCGCATCGTCAGCAAAAAAGTCATCACTCCCTGTAAAGAAAAAGCAGACGAACGGTGTCGCCTGCTCTGTTCCTTCCGGGAATGCTCTGTATGCGTATGGGTAGCCGATGCTCGCCACCATGTTGTTGATGTTCTGGAACGTCACAGCCTTGCCTCCAGTTCTTGCATGAACTCCTGCTCGATCTCATCCTGCACGGGTTTGATGTGTTCACGACCAGCGACACGTCCGCCGCCTCTCTTGGCGTGGCCGTTCTCCAGCAGATGCGGGAGGCCGGGAGTCTTGCTGTAGATCACGCCCTGAGAGCTCAGCCGCTCTTCTTCCACTCGTGACGTCCAGCTCTTTTTGTACTCGCCGGTACCGCCGAAGATCTTAGTATTCGCCTTGACCTTCTTGACGCCAGCCTTCGCCACAGCCTTAACCGCTGCCTTCATGTCGTCGATCACATCCGTCTCATATTCGTCGAGGATCTTCTTGATCTCCGCGCCGAGGTCATACACTTTGGCCATTCGTCCCGCCCTTCCGCTCTGCGTAGAGCTCGAGTGTGTCGTTCCGCGACAGGTAGGTACGATAGATCCCGTAGGGCTTGCCTTTGTAGATCAGGGTCGGCTCGTCCGCGTAGTCTCCGAAAAATACGGAGAACATGAGCGAGGGGTTCAGCCCGTTGCGCCCGGCCTCGAAGAACTCTGCGCGGGTGATAGAGTTCACCTGACAGAAGACTTCTCGGCTGGTCTGGGCTGCGACGGGTACGCCGTACTCGTTCTTGACGTAGGCCGTACCTACCAGTGTGATGACGTCAGATCTGTCCATTGTTCGCCCTCCATGTCGTGTAGCCGGTGGCCATGGACAGCTGCGCCTTCTGTTCGTCGTACGACCTCTTGAACCTGTCGTAGTCGTCAGGCTGGCCGAAGTTCATCTTGACGTAGGTCAGCAGTGCCCTTTTCACCAGCGCATCATCCTCGTCAGGCACGTCAACGCCAGCAAGGCCGAGATCCTTCGTTCCCGCGTCGAGCAGGTCCATGATCTCGTCGTCGAATGCGTCAGTTGTAATTCTCAGGGCCATCTTGGCCGATTCAATGAGAGAGCTCACAATGTTCACCTCTTCGTCTTGGTTGCCGGTTTCTTTTTGGGCGCTTCCTCTGCTACGGTCTCCACCACCGGTTCAGCCGAGCGGACGGAGAGAAGGAAGAACGCCTCTTCCGGGGAGACCTCGACGATCTCCCCGGCTTTGTGTTTAATTCTCGCGTCGCGAAGCAGCTGGACCTTCATCAGGCCTTCGCCACCTTCACGAACATGCCGGGCGTGGTCACGCCGTGGCCTTCGTAGCGGCGGCCAACGACTTTGATCAGATCCAGCTCGGCAAGGGACACATCGTCGACCTTGACCACGATGTCATCACCCTCCGGGAAGTTGATCTGCGCGCCGCTCAGGTCACCCACGATGGCGTAGGTCTGGCCAGAGGTGGCGGCGCTGTATGCCGGGAGAGCGGAAGTGTACACCTTCTCCATGCCGTCGAAGGGATCCATGGCGAAGCTACCAGCGGCGCGGGCAGCCAGGAAATCACCATCGGTCAGGCGGTTCATGATAACCACCAGGTTGGTGGCGTCTTCGGACAGGTTGGTGGCGGCGGTCGGCAGGGTCACGACGCCGGGAGCCTCGGTGATCGTCGGTACGCCAATGGCGGACGCGGAGGATGCAGCCGGAGCATTCACGATGTCGGCGACGACAAGCGCAGCTTCCTTCTTGGCCACGCGGTATGTGATCTCGTCGGTGATGTACTGCACAAAGGCTTCACCGCCCATGGCGACCACTTCGTCGGAGATCTTGATCCACTTCTTGACGTTCTTGGCCACAAGGTCAACCACGCCAATGGTCAGATCTTCCTCGTCGGGAGCGGCTGTGCCCTCGCCATGCTCAACAGCATCATCGGCGCTCAGCTCGAACGGGACGCGAAGGTTGCCGCGGATGTAGGTGCGTTTCACGCGGGACAGGATCTCATTCTTTTCCCAGGCGGTCTTGATGCCCTCTTCCAGAACGACAGGCACCGGTACGGTCTTGGTGCCGGTAGCGCCAGCCGGGGCGCCCACGGTCAGCAGGGTGCGGCACTCGGTGGCATCGCCGGTCAGGACGTACTTTTTGTAGGCTTCAGCGTACTCAGCGCTGGAGCGGATCTCCCTGTCGCTCTTTTCCTTCTTCTCCTCTTTGAACTGGTTTTTGGTTTCGCCGGATCCGTTGGCCACGGCCTTGCGGATCTCGTTCTTCGCGGCTTCGTTAGCCTTGCGGGTTTCGATCTCTTCATTGATCGCCCGTGCTTCCTTCTGGAGCGCATCCAGGTCTGCTTCGGGCTTCTCCACCTCTGTGGCGATCTGTGCGCGGCGCTCGTTAAGTTCCTCGATGGTCATGTTCTTGAAATCCATAATTTTCTCCTTTAAATTTCAGCTAAGATTTTGATAACCTTCTTCTGCCGTTCCCTCTTTTCGCGGGCAAGGATCTCCTCCTTGACTTCGGCGATGACTCCCTCACCGAAGTTACGCGCAGATATGCTCGTCGCGTCGTTCGCCGGGATGGACACGGCGGAGACGTCGAAGAGTTTCCCAATTTTGGTGATTGTGCGAAGGACGTCGACCTCGCCGGTCTCCCGGTTGTCGGTCTCTTCGCGCTTGTCCTCAAGGACAGTAAAGCCGAAGGACATCTTCGTGGTGTAGCCGCCCTTGATCTCCTCATAGACCTGACGGCCCAACCCTGTCCCGCCCAATTCGGCGCGGATGGCCAGCCCGGTGTCGTCGGCCTTGACCGTGAGGGTGCCGTTGCTCGTTCTCGCAAACACCCGGCCCTCATGGTTGTACTGCATGATCACGTCCGACATGTCACAGTCGTCGAAGGCGTGAGGGTCAATCTGTTCGCGGACGGTGTAGCCGTCAAACGTCCAGAGGGTGTATGGCTCGTTAAACGTCGCGGCGTACCCGCTGACCACCATTCCTTCATCATCGGCTGAGCGCAGCTCAATTCTCGACAGGTCGATGTCGCGGTACTGTCTGCCCTCGTTCAGCTTGTCATTGATTGCCTTGTTCATCGTTTCCCTCCACTTTTTCGCTCGCGTCGTAATACTCGCCGCGAATGATTCGCACGTCCCCGCCTTCCACCGGCGGGAGGTTCCAGATTTCCCGGACGTCGTTCAATGAGAAGATGCCGCGGTCGAGCATCGCGCTCGATACCGCTAACTTGTCAGCGTTGCTCAGGTACTGGAGCCGGTTTGATGTCGCCACCACTTCGTTCCCCTGGCTCTGCTCCCGGAAGGTGAACAACATTTTGGTCATCACTTCCGAGAACTGGATGCAGAAGGGCTCCACGGCGCCCTCATAGAATGCCGTCCATGCGTCGCCGAACGCCTTGTTCATGAGGATGTCGTCATTGACACCGAAGTAGCGGAAGACGTTTTCGTTGATGATCTTCATCTGCTCCGCGTCCACCACCCACGGCTTCACCTCGACCTGTTTGGGATCTTTGTAGGTGTTGGGGAACAACAGGATCCCTCCCGCGCCTGAATCCTTCGAGAGGTTCAGTTCGGTGAACCGCTTCCGTTCTTCCGCCAGATCCTCGGGGTCGGTGAAGTTCGCGACCGTTGCCATGAAGCGATAGGTGGCTGCGCTCTTCACGCCCTCTTTGATGCCCTGATCCTGAATCGAGATCAGGTCAAGGGTTGGCATCAGGGCTTTGTTATCCTCGCCGAAGAAGTCATTGCGGTACTGGTGCTTGGTCATGATGGCGCAGGCATCGAACTCCACCGCCGCCGCTTCTCCGTTTCCGAAGTGGTATCGGAGGTAGAGCGTTTTGTTGTACTGCACGATCTCGCACTTGTGGGTGTTCGGGACGTAGACGCCCGAGATCTCCCCCAGTTCGTCGTAGACCGGCGTGATGAACGCCGTGTTGGTGATGTCCAGGATCGTGGACAGCCGGTACATGAACTGGGACCAGGTCTGGAACCGGTTGGGGCCGTGTTTCAGTTTGTTCCGAAGGGCGGGCTTCGCCGTTCCTAAGACGTCCACCTTCAGCTTGCTGATGTTCGTCGCCCTGGCATGGATCGCCGACCGGATCAGCTCGGCCTCGTAGATCGAGCCGTTGTGGTTCGTGAACACTGGCGTGTACCCGTTCAGCATCGTGAACATCTGCTTGGCCTTCTTGTCGGGCTTGGGCGCCCTCCCAAAAATCAAATCACGCAGTCCCATTCGTTCTCTCCAATCTCTCGTTTTTCAGCTGCCGCCCGATCTCTGCGCTCCATTTCTGGCGGACGGTCATCGCGTCCAGCAAGGCCGCGGTTCCGTCAATGTGAACCGAGGGCGACAGCTTCACGAGCTTTCCTCTTCCTCGTTCGGTGCTCATCTTGATTGCTGAATTGAGGAGGTGCATCTTCAAAAGGTCGTTGTCGCCGATGTGGATCTTTCCATCCTCCAGAAGGCCTTGCGTCTCCTGGATCACTCCATAGAGGTTTTCACCCTGGTACACGTCATCGCACTGGAATCCGTAGGCCTCCAAGTCCTGGATGAGGTACTGAGCACTGTATCGGTCGTAGCCGACCTTTAAGGGCATGACCTTGTATTTCTCGATCATGTCCGTGAGCCAGCGATAACAATCGTGATAGTCGATGAAGTTGTCACCCGAAGGCGACAGCAGCCCGCGCTGGATGTAGATGTTGTAGGGCACACCGTCCCGGGCCGTGGCTTCGTCAATCTTCTCCGCGGGCATCCAGAAATGGGAAAAGACGTACAACTCCCCGCCCTTCTCGATCACGACACAGGCGGAAGTCAGGTCTCGCGTCTGGGACAGGTCGATCCCGGCGACGGCGTAACCCCGGCGGAAGTCTTCAATGTCCAGAGGGTCGCCGGACGCGTTCTCGACAATGTTCGCGGGCAACCATGCCAACGAGCTGTTCTGCTTCAGGCAGGCGTACTTCGTGATGAACTCTGCCCGCTTGCTCAGCGATTCCCGGGCGACGTCGATCTCGTCCAGGATAAATTCCACGGAGACGGACACGCCCATCCCAGGGATGCTCTTCCGCAGCTCGTTGATGTCGTCCCACTTGTCGATGTCGTCTATGGTGTAGAAGATCGGCAGGAGGTGCTTTTCTTTGGCTTCCCCCAGCAGGACGCGGGTGCCGCGCTTGAAGAGCTCGTCGTAGATCCCGTCGTTGACATACCCGCCCGAACTGATGGAGACCGTCAGCGGTTCCTTCCGGGCGCCGGTTCCGGAGACCATAACCTCGTACTGCTTCAGCCCTCGATCCGCTGGCCATGAGCTCATCTCGTCCGCGATGGTCAGCATCGGGCTGTAGCCGTCGGCCTTCTTTTCGTTGAATGCGATCTTGCGGATGGTGGTGTTCGTCTGGTCGACGATGTAGTCGCTTTTCCGCTTTCGGGTGCGGCGGGCGAACTCCGGGTTCTTGTCCTTCGTGAACTCAAAGGCCGAATAGACCAGATCGCTCTGGTCGAGCTTCGGGGCCACGCAGTAGATTTCGGATCCGAACTCCCCGTCCACGTAAACCTCGTAGGCCATGATGGCGGCGGCCAGCAGGGTCTTCCCGCACTTCCGCCCCACGAACATGGCGACCTCTTTGAACTGTCGTTTTCCGTCCTTGTCGACAATTCCGTAAATGCAAGAGACGGCTGCCTTCTGCCATAACGACAGAACCAACCGTCCCGGTGCTAATCTTCCCTTGTTGTGGCGGCAGAACGTCTCGATGAACTTGATCGCCCTGTTCGCTTTTTTCTGGTCGAAGTAGAAGGTCTCGGCCTCGATGCCGTTCACGATCCACTCATACAAAAGACGGACCCATCGGCCAACGACAACGGTTCCGTCTTTGATCTGCTGGTAGTATGCCAGGATGTAGTTATCCATTCAGGAACTCCGTCAGGGCATCCATGGCATCCGGCTCGTTGGCGAATGATTTCACGATGTTGATCAGGGTGCTGACCGTTCCGTTCGCCGCTGTTGCCGTCTTGTTGTATTCCGTGATCGCCGGGTTGGCCACAAGGTTCTGTCGGCCCTTCACGTACTCTTTCGTCACCGTTGCTCCGTGCTCCGCGATTGCTTTCTCCAGGTCGCTGAGGATCTTCATCTGCACCTGGTACCGCTTGAAGGTCGTCACGAAGAAGAAGTTACTGGAGACACCGCGCTCCTCGGCCTGTTTCAAGACCTCGTCGGCCTGTTGCTGTAGTGTTAGATTTTTCATGATTCACCCCCGAGACTCTTGACGATTTCTTTTTCGCGGTCGGACAGCTGCCAAACGGTCGCTGCCGCCTTCTCCGCTGCCGCCTTCTCCGCTGCCGCCTTCTCCGCTGCCGCCTTCTCCGCTGCCGCCTTCTCCGATAGAAGAAGGGCGGATCCGAAGATTCCGCTGCCGGTTTCCTTCTGCGCATCGAGCGCACGGATGAAGTGCGTGTCCTTCCTGAGTAATGTCAGGGTCTGCCCGTACTTCGACAGGTAGCCAAGTTTCGCAGCGGTCGCGACCTCCACGGGGTACTCGTATTTCGGGAGGTGCCTCGACATCATCGCCTCGTTTTTGTCGTTCTCATCTTCGATCAGTTTGTACAACCCAGCGTCAGCCATCGCCGCGACGTTGTCGGGTTCGAGGTTTGTCAGGAACGAGGTCGAAACTTTCGCACCGTTCTCGTAAGTGATCGACACGTGTTCGCAGATCGCCGCGACGCCGTCCCGGTTTGTGTAGCCAAGGGCGGCCAGTCCAGGAGCGAACAGGAAGAACGGCCGGTTCGCCGCGACGTAGAAGTCCACAATTTCGGCGAGGATGCTGAACGGCGGGTTGTCAACTATGACGTCCAGATCGCGGTACACATGCTTCTGGTAGTCTCCGCCGGGGTAGAACGGACGAACGAATCTGTCTCGCGGTCGGTTGTACCGATCAGCGACCCAGCCCGCGATCACCTCGTAGATGTTGTCCGGGGTGTAGCAGTCGTCCGTTGTTTTCTTGTCTTCAAACTTTTCGAGGAAGTCGTTGTATTCGTCGTTCCCCTCTTCGCGGCTCATGTCGAACCGCTCTCTTGTATCGAACCAGTCAGACGGAGCGTCGAAGCCGGTCAGCGTGACGTCGAAGTCCATCGCCGCGAGGTCAGCCAGCTCGATGTCCACGAGCCCCATATCCCACTCGCCCAGCTCGCCGAGCCGGTTGTCCGCGAGGATGTAGGCCTTGCGCTGCTCCTCGCTCAGCCCCTCCACGAACACGCACGGGACAGCTTCGATTCCCATCTCCTGCGCCGCCATCACCCGGCCATGCCCTGCGATGAGGTTGTAGTCGCTGTCGATGACGCACGGAGTGAGGAATCCGAACTCCTCGATGCTTGCTTTCAGCTTCTCGAGCTGCTCCTGGCCGTGTTTCTTCGCGTTATTCGCATAC